GGCACGTCGTTGCCGTAAGAAGAAGCTGTCACCGTCGGAGCGGAGGATCGCCGCCGCCGAGGCGCGAGCGCAGCGCCCCAGCCTCGCAAGCCATGACCCATACGACATCATCAACCGGCTTGAGTATGACGGTCAGCCCTGGTGCCTGATGCGTTACAACTATTCTCTTGCTCTCTGTCCCGAAGAGACGGGCGCGTGCTACGAGATCATTATCTGGCAGACCTGCGAAGGGGACACCGCATACGGGACCTTCGAAATCGAGCCGTCGGACGCGCGCGGGATTATCGAGGAGTACGGGCTGACGGTCCGCAAGCGATACACCGATGAGAAAGCGGTGATCTGGGCGAAGAACGACCGGCTCAAGATGCTGCACAAGGCGTACAAGTCGGAGCTCAATAGAAGGGGGTCCCGTATCAAGGCGCTCGTAGCCCTCGACTACGCCCTGCGTGATTGTGCCTTCTTCTTCCCGGCGGAAGAGCTGGCTGCATTGAAGGACCGCGCGCGCAAGGAAGTGGAGAACATCAAGGCGAGCATCGCCCGTTACGAGAAGGAATACCTGGAGAAACATAACATCATCATCTATAACATCTAAACAACCCTTATTATGTCGCTCAACAAAGTTTTATTGATCGGGCGGGTGGGGCAGGACCCCGAAACCCGCAAGTGGAACGAAACCACATTCGCAAGTTTCACCCTCGCTACGAGCGAGCGGTACAAAGACCGCAACGGAGACCCGCACGAGGTCACGGAGTGGCACGACATCACCTGCAGCGGCAAACTCGCCGAGGTGGTGGAGAAGTATGTCGAGAAAGGCCGTCAGGTATATGTCGAGGGCAGCATCCGCACGCGCCAATGGGAGACGCAGGAAGGTGAGAAGCGCCGCATCCGGGAGGTCCGCGCGGAGCACATCGAACTGCTTGGCAACAAGCCCCAGGAGCAGGGCAGCGGCAGCGGCACGTTTCAGGGCAAGCGTCCGCAGGCAGAGCCGCGCATCACGGGCGGGAAGCCGCAGCCGAAGGCGCAGTCGCTGGAACCGCAAGTCAACGACCTTCCTTTTTGATATGTTGTTGTCTTAGAAACACCACTACTGCAATGAACGGAAGCACCAATTCAATACTCGCTTCACGGGTGCGTGGGCTTGGGAAGGAACTGCTTGCCATAGCGGCCCAACTCGACGCCCAGGCTCCGCACCTTTCCGTGAACCTTCCGCGTGACCTTTTCAGCGACCTGGAAGATCTTGATCGCGGCGGTTTTGTCCGTGAGACCAACGACCGCGAGGGCATCCTCGTAGAGCGTGGCCACGGTGGTGTCGTTGAGGAATCGACCTTCCGCCCGTATGACGAGCAGGCCAAACCCAAGCGCACCTATCACCGCAACGGAAAGCGCATGGAGGAAGTCTCCATCGTTGAAACCGACAAGCGCGTGGGAAAGGCGGAAGGGTTCTGCAACCGCAACGACATCGAGCGGACCATCGTCAGGATCACGGGCCGCAACCGTGAGGATGTGCGCGAAGCAGTCAACCGCGTAGCCGGTCGGATGCTGCTTGTGTGCGTCCGCAGCCGCAGCTACCGCTACTACCAACGGTCACAGCGCGACGCCATCATTAACGCCGCGTGCCTTGAACTTGAAAGGATATAAAGATGGAGTTAAAGGATAAGTTCAAGCTACTGCTGGATATGTTCGACTTCCGAGATGGTGAACACTTCACGGAGACAATCCGGCGCGTGTTAAATTCTCCAGAACGGAACACTTATTTCGACAAATACGTTGATGTGTTTGATGATCTGGGGAAGGATGAGTTGCGCAGTTGCTGGCAGTTCTGGTTCGCAGACCGTGAAGAAAAGAAGCAAGACTTCACACCAGAACCTCTCGCCACCCTCTGCGCCCATATTCTTACGATGTCCCACGGAAAAATGCTTTATGATTGTTGCGCTGGAAGCGGAGCGCTAACCATTGCCGTGTGGAACGTGAGAAAGGACATCCATGTGCAATGTGAGGAGTTGGACGAAGGAGTTCTCCCTCTTTTGCTCTTCAACCTTGCGATCCGCAACATAGAGGGCGTGGTAATCAATGGGAATGCTTTGACTGGCGAATCTTTCCAGTCTTTTGAGCTGATAAAAGGGAAGAAATACGCCACAATCAGGCAGGATATGTTCCCCGCGCAGATCAAGAAGGTGGACCTTGCAATAAGCAATCCTCCATACAACCTCCGGGCGGGAGGCAAACTATTAAACTTCGACTTTATCCAGAAGTGTATGTCGTTAAGTGACCGCGCAGTTGTCCTATTGCCGGGAGGAACGAAAACTAGCAAAGAAGAAATTCCCCGCCGGTCGGAGCTTTGCGCTCATCACTATCTCCAAGCCGTGATTGACCTGCCGGAACGATTGTTTGAGTCGACTGGCATCCCTGTGACTATGTATGTGCTTGATAAGCGGGAGAAGGACAAAGCGTATCTGGTTGATGCTACAAAGTTAGGGGAGGAGTACATAAGGGAGCAGCGCGGAGAAGGCAGCAACACGGAACGTGTCTACAAGAAGAAGATGGTACGCTTCAATGAGCAGCAGATAGCCGCGCTTCAGGAGATGACCGAGCGCGAAGCGGGTGTTAGCGTTGCCGTGTCTTATGCCCAGATGGAGGAGAAGGATTACTCATTTAACTGCGACCAATACCTGAATATAGACATAGACGAAACCCATACCGTGCATCGGGCCTATACTGACATAATTAATGACCTCAATAGGATCACCCGAATAAAGAACACAATGAAGCTAACTATCAATACAGTATGGGCAAAAGCTTTTGGATTTGACGAATTGATTGCAATGAGCGCCGAGGACCGGGGACTCACGGATGAAATTAATAAACAGCTTTTGGCTCTTGGTATAAAGGAGGCTCTTGATAATTCGGACTATATAGCTGAAACCAAATCAAAAGAACTCAAACTTGTGCAGGTGGATAAGGAGATGCTTTCCCCCGTCTTTGAGTCCTTTTTGCCACTTTGGAAGCAGCACATCCGCACTATGAATAAGCTGGGTATCTTGCTACTTCAAGAGTTGAGGGATGCTCTGCTTGAACCATTGATGACAGGCCGTATCACGTTAAAGCCGGAGGCCAGATACGATGAGTAAGAAGAAGCCGGTGCAGGAGGCGAAGCTCTGCCGAGATTGCAAGCACGCCATAGCAGTCACTCACGAATACCTTGCATCCGACGGTAGCCCGATCTTCTGCACCTGCGACTTCTCTCGATACTACAACTTTTTGAATTACAACTGTAACTACGACAAGAATTGCCAATACTATGAACAAAGATAACTCACACACCTGCGGTAACTGCGCACGCCTGCGCGGGACGGACGGATACTGCATGAAGAAAGCTACCTACGTCAACGCCCTGGGCGAAGCGCCGGAATGCTTTGAGGCAGCGGCAGAGCCCACTATCGCCACCCAGGACAAGCAGGATCCACGGACAAAGGTCTGCGAGCTCTGCGGAAGGGAACTGCCGCTTGACGCTTTCAGCTGGCACAAGAGCGGAAGGCGCAAGAAGATCTGCAAAGAATGCCAAAGCCGAAGGATTAAAGCCGGTAACGACAGATCCGACAAGGTTCAGAGGAAGCGGTCGGAAATCATGAGTAAGGCCGATGCCCCGCAAGAAAAGACAGACGCCGAGATGGTGACTCTGCTGCGATCAAGGGGCTGGACCGTCACGTGTACACGGACTATAACTGAGGAACTATGAAAAACGTATGCGAAAACTGCTATCTCCGCGACCGTTTCGGCAAATGCCATTGGCAGAAAGGAGACCACTGCAAAGCAACTGAAAAAGAGTATTATGGAAACTGATTGGAAAAAGAAATACGAGGATGCTATGGCTCGTATGGAACTATGCGAGAGAACCGGTCTTGAAAAAAAGTCAGATTATATCTTCCCAGAACTTGCCGAGAGCGAGGACGAGAAAATAAGAGAAGCGTTAATAGGCCATTGTAAAGACCTTGTTCGAATGAACCAAGACAATAAGGGTATGCTATCTATTTATGAACCGTGGATTGCCTACCTCGAAAAGCAGAAAGAACAGGATAAATGCCCAGAATATTGCGTAAGGTCACACTGTATCGGCTGCTCAATCTATGAAAAGCAGAAAGAGCAGAAACATAATGAAGATGATTTTACTATTTATCATCCACTTAAAAATGGAAAAGGAAAATACGAATGTATCCCGTATAGTTTCTATGGTTCACTGACTTCTTTTTCGGAAGATAAAGACTTGATTGATTTTCTTCGTACTTGCTTCTATACGGAAGAAGAGTGCAACGAATGGATTGAGCAGCAGAAAGAGCAGAAGCAACAGCTCCCACTTATGGGCGGAGATACTGATACCTACTTTGATGACTTACGAATGACAACCAAACCACTTACCAGCAGGGAGTGGTTTAATGAAGGAATAAAGTATGCTCAAAGGCTACAGAAAGAGCAGAAGCCAGCAATAAAACTGGTGTTTCCCAGATTTCGCGTAGGAGATATTATTCGTAATGTCCATGATAAATGGGATAAAACAACGAAAAGAATATCCTATGTGGGTGAACATGGATATTGTTTCGATTATAAGCACTTACGTGGCAACGCAGGTGGAGGCTCATTTGGATTTTGCTATGAAGATTATTATGAACTCGTTGAGCAGAAGCCCGCAGAGTGGAGCGAGGAGGATGAAGTTTATTTACAAGATGCCTTATGGTGTGTGAAGCAAGCTGCAAAGGTAGCAAGTGATATGGGTGCTTGCTGGTCTGCGGAAAGATGGCTCAAATCCCTCCGTCCTTCTTGGAAACCCAGCGAGGAGCAGATGATGGACGAATGGTTAAAAGACCGTGACGGATGCTTCTGGGACGGAGTGGAAGAAGGGAAGAAAACGATGGAAAAGCAGATAATGGAAGGAGCCGTAGATGCCGAAATCGTCAAGGACATCCACAACCTGCTCCACGTCAAGAGCGATATCTTGCCAATGCCGACAAAACATAAGCTCGGGGACAAAGTAAAAATCATAATCCTTAAAGACGATGAAAACTAATCAAGAAGAAAAAATCGAACAAACCTTCGAAGAATTGAAGCGGCGCATCGAAGCCGAGAAATCGGGCCGCTTTGAGTTGGTGCTGCTGCTGGTGATTGTCGCGTTCTTCACGTTCATCATCGGCTTGATGTGGCTCGCAACCTATGTCGGAGAACACTACGGGCAGACGGCAGGGCTGCTGACCGTCCTGCTGCCTATGGTCGCTTCGTGCGGCTATCTGATATACGCCCTTCGGGGCGTAAGCAAGGGGAGGAAACAACAATAAAAAACAAATCTAACGGTATCGGTAAATAGTGATGTGCTCGGGCCGGAGGCGAAAACTCCCCCGCTTCCGACCCGGTTACACACACAAGAAAAAAGAAAGACATGAAAGCAATCCAATTCATTGACGCAGCCACGCGCATCTACATCGCAAAGCTCACCAGGGAACAACTCTTTGAGATGCGCCATGACATCCTGGCAGAAGGGATATGCAGCCTCGCCGACCAGATGGCTGGAGCCTATGATCGCATCTGCAAGCAAGGCGATGACTCGGACGTCGCCGCTATAGCGCTCGACGAAGCGAAAGAACCGTGGGAACTGATATGATCTGCGTAGGAATCGACACGGGCGTCAACACGGGCTTCGCAGTATGGTCCACGGAATCTCGCCAGCTTACTATCGTCACGACGCTTCCCATCCACCAGGCACTGATCTGGGTCAAGGGATTCGCGGAGCGCTGCGCAAAAGAGCATGAGGAGATCAAGGTCTACTTCGAAGACGCACGCCTGCGCAAGTGGTACGGGACGCATACGGCCAAGCAGGACCGCGACAAGCTCCAGGGCGCGGGAAGCGTCAAACGCGACAGCAAGATCTGGGAAGACGCCCTGACGGAATGGGGAATCCCCTTCGAAACCATAGCCCCCAAGAACAATTGGACCAAGATGACCGCCAATATGTTCGCGGCCCTTACCGGCTGGAAGGGACGTACCAATGAGCACTCGCGCGACGCCGCCATGCTGGTATGGGGGAGATGACTATGGCAAGGATCGGACTGATAGACGTGGACGGGCACAACTTCCCGAATATCGCGCTGATGAAACTATCGGCGTGGCACAAGGCGCAGGGCGATTGCGTCGAGTGGTATATGCCTTTCGGCGACCGCTACGACCTCGTTTACAAGAGCAAGGTGTTCTCCTTCTCGCCCGACTTCGATGACCATATCAATGCCGACCGCGTAGTGCGTGGCGGCACGGGTTACGCGATCGACGACAAGGGGACGCGTGAGGTGTACCACCCCGAAGCGGACACGCCGCTGGCCGACGAAATCGAACACGCCTACCCCGACTATTCGCTATACCCGAAACTGACGAAGGACACCGCCTACGGCTTCTTGACGCGGGGCTGCCCGCGTGGCTGCTCGTTCTGCATCGTCGGCAAGAAGGAAGGGCTATGCTCCCGCAAGGTGGCTGACCTTACGGAATTTTGGCGGGGGCAGCGCAAGGTCGTCCTCTGCGACCCGAATATCCTTGCCTGCCGCGATTGGCGCAGCCTGCTTCAGCAACTGATAGACGCGGGCGTGGAGGTGGACTTCAACCAGGGCCTCGACATCCGTATGATGACCGAGGAAAAGGCCGAAATGATAGGCCGCACGCGAATCAAGGAAATATACTTTGCGTGGGATCGGTATACGGACGGGGAGTTCGTGCTGCCGAAGTTGCGGATGTTCGCGGAAGTGACGAAGCAGAAACCGCACTCGCATAGCGCGATTGTCTATACCCTCGTGAATTTCGACACGACGTTTGAGCAAGACCTCGACCGCATCTATACCCTGCGCGATATGGGCTATTGGCCGTATGTAATGATCTACGACAAGGCCCGCACGGCGCAGCAGTACAAGCGGCTGCAACGCTGGGTTAACAACCGCTTCATCTTCGCCAAGTGCAAGACCTTTGACGAATACGGGCGATAAAACCCTATATCAATATCAATTACCAACGGAATCCGCTTAGAATTTAACAAATTAGCAACGATGGCAACGCTAAACGACATAGTCAAGGCTGCGGACACCCTGCCGACGATGGAACGGCGGCGGCTCCTGCTGTACCTCCAGAACGCGAACCTGCGCGACTGGGCGGCGCAACCCCTTGCGCAGCATCGGCTATATGACCTGCTCGCCGTAGCGGAAAAGGCGATGGATATCCACGGCGACATCCTATGCCGAAGCCGCAGGCACGAGTATGTATGGGCCCGCTTCTGCGTGGCATACCAGCTGCGCCTGGAGGGTTACTCCACCGCCGACGTCGCTCGGTCTATGGGCATCAGCCGCGCAACCGTGCAGTATGGCGAAACAATCGTGGAAGCGGTGGCAGCAAGACCGGAATCCTCGCCGGCTGACGCTTCTCTGCTGCGTGCCTTCCGTCTGGCTGTGGAGGAGCCTTCGCTATGACATGGATCACCGAGGAGGAGTTCGACCACGCGACTCAGAACGAGATCCGCGCGATGCGTGCCGAGGTACGGCGCATGATGCGGGAGAAACGATTGCGCATCAATGCCGTGAGCAAGGGCACCGGCATAGCCTACTGCGCCGTCAAGGACTTCGTGTATGGCGCGCGCATTCCGAGTTATAAAACAATCAGCCGGATTCGGCTTTTCGTAAAACGATACACGAAATGAAACTCAACCTCTGCGACAAACTCGACCGCCAGCGCTTCCAACGGCGCTGCGCCATCCTATTGGAGCGCGGCTCCTTCGTCGAACTACGGGAGATAGCGCCCAAGTCGCGGAGCCAGAACAACTACCTCCATCTGCTAATCGGAGTAGTGGCGATAGACACCGGCAACACCCTTGATTTCGTCAAGGAATGGTACTTCAAACGGCTTGTCAACCCAGACATCTTCGTCCGCAAGACGGAGGATAAATTCGCTGGTGAGATAGAGACGATACGCAGCACCGCCGAACTGACGAAAGAGGAAACCAGCATGGCCATCGACCGCTTCAAGCGTTGGGGCAATGAAAACGGTTTCTATATGCCGGAGCCTGGCGATGAGTCGCTGCTGCGCTCGATAGAGATTGAAATGGGGCGGCTGCAAAAATACTTGTGATTATGGGAAAGCAGCGCGACGATAAGGGCAGATTCGTAAAGGGCGTAACCCCGGAAGGTGCGAAACCTTTTAACGAAGGCACAGCGAAGGAAATGCAGCTGCGCTCGGCAGCAGCGCGTAAGGAGAATAGAACGCTGCGCGAAACGGTGCTTTATGTGCTGCGAGAAAAGGAGAAAAGCGGACTCACGAAGCAGGAGCGTATCGTCCGCGAAGCCCTGGAGAGGAGAGACCGGGGAATATCAATAAAGGATCTGCGCGACCTGGCAGAAATCCTCGGCGAGTCCAAGCTGAACATCACCATTGAGCAAGACAACGACGTCCGGCCAGAAATTGAAATCGAATGAGACCGCGAATCAAGATACACAAGGATTCCCCGTACCTCCCGCTCTTCCAGCGAGGGGGTACGCGCTATAAGCTCATCCTCGGCGGACGCGGCTCGGCAAAATCCTTCTCCGTATCTACGGCTCTCATAGACCGCACCTACGACGATGACGGCACGATCCTTTTCACCAGATACACCCTTGTCAACGCGGAGGTGTCCGTGCTCCCTGAGTTCATCGACAAGATAGACCGGCTCGGCCTGCAGGGAGACTTCGAAAAGACGGGCAACGACATCGTGAACAAGCGGACCGGCGGGCGCATCCTCTTCCGTGGCATCAAGACGTCGGTCTACATCAACACCGCTGCGCTCAAGTCCATCCCCAACTTGAAGATGTGGGTCAACGACGAGAGCGAGGAACTTGTGGACGAAACGGTCTTCGATACCATCGACCTCAGTATCCGCTACAAGGATATGCCAGGCGAGGTGTGGCTCGTGGCCAACCCTCCCGACACCGACCACTTCCTCTATCGCCGCTTCTTCCGCGACAAGGGCATCGAGGATGTGTGGAACGGAGTGAAGGACGATGTGACCTACATCCACACGACCTACAAGGGGAACAAGCATCTGCCGGAGGAATACGTGGCCCTTGCGGAGAAATGCAGGGAGGTTGACCAGGAGAAATACGAGAACGTGTGGCTCGGCCACTTCGCCCGTCACAAGGAAGGACTCATCTACAAGGGTTGGCAGGAGCGCACGGATGCGGATTGGCCCTCGCAGCTGCCTTGTTGGTACGGCATAGACTGGGGTTTCAGCAACGACCCTGCAGCCGTGGTGCGCGTGGCCTACGACCCAGATTCGCACACCATCTGGCTCAGGGAACTGCTTTACGAAACGGGGATGCTCACGGCAGACATCGCCCGCGTCATACGCACGGACATCTCCAACCGCAGGCGCGCCCACAAGGTCGGAGAGCGCGTCCTTGAATGGCATCGCGGTATCCTATCGTGCGAGGGCCAGGACATCCCGCTCACCAACTTCGACAACGAGCTCGCGGCACGCGGGTTCGTAGGATGGCAGATAGATGACATCCGCGATTGGGTGGGTGGCATAGAACGCCTGGACGGGGAGATCTATTGCGACCCTGCTCGCCCTGAGCAGATCCGCGAAATGAAAATCAATCACGGCCTATGGGCGATGGCAGCTATCAATACGGACAAGGTGGGGCGCATCGAGTTTCTCAAGTATTTCGACATCCGTTTCATCGGAGAGAACATCGACCACGAGGTGCGCAGTTATCGCTGGCAGCAGAGCAAGACCGACAAGACAAAGTACATAAACAAGCCGCAGGACGGAGGGGACCATCTCATGGACAGCATAAGCTACGCCTGCTGTACGCATCTCCGACGGCTGGGCATAGCAAATAAATTGGGAGAGAAATGAGCATATTCACACGCGGGAAGGACATCAAGGCTATGGAGGCCCGCATCAACGAAATCGAAAAGAAGGGCTACTACGCGCCCGATGACAACGAGGCAAACGAATACCTCAAGCGCCTGCTATGGAGCATGGCAAGGACCATCGACTTCGGGGACTTCGACCGGGGCGATCTCTACGACACGTATCGCACATCCAGCGCGGTGTACGGCATCATCGACCGCATCGCCAACGCGGTGGCAGAGTGCGGCGCTTACATCGAACTGCTTGACGAGAAAAACGACATGGTCGAAAGCCATTGGATTCTTGACTTGCTGGCACACCCCAACGACCGCTTCAACCGCAGCCGCTTCCTATATGCCTGGAGCACGAACTACGACGTCTTCGGCGATGCCTTCGTGTACTTCGACCGCAACGCCGTCGGAAGCCGTATGGGCCAGATAAGGGGTATGTATATCCCTGCCGGAAACCGCGTCCTCATCGAGAAGGGAGGCGTCCGTTTCCCCATCCTCGGCATCGGCATCACGGGAGCCGCCAACGAGGCACCCATCCCCAACGACACCTACTTCCAGAGCTTCCGCTACAACCTTGACGATGACACGTTCTTCGGGTTCTCGCCACTGATCGCAGCGGCCTACGACGCTGCCCTCTTGAAGAAGGGCAAGGAACGCCTCAACACGGCAATCGGAAACGGCGGCGTCAACGCCATCATCACGCCTGCGAAGGACAAGGACGGCTTCGTGGTGCCCCAGGTGGCGGCAGAGGTGGAGAAGGAAGTGAACCGCATCGAGAACGCGAACAAGACGAAGTTCTTCCGCCAGGCTATCGACGTCCACAACATCGGCAGCACGCCCGTTGACCTGAGCATCCTCGATAGCGGTAAGGAGGCGGTCACGGCCCTCTGCTTCGCCTACGGCATCCCGATGGACTTGTACTACGGGCAGAGCAAGTACGAGAACGCGAAGCAGGCGAAAAAGACGCTCTACGAAAGCGCAGCCCTGCCGCGTATCCGCACGTTCTGCGAGGACTTCATGGACTACCTTCGCCGGAACGCCAAGGCGCTCCGCTTGAAGGATGCCGACCTGCGGCTGCGGCTGGAGGTCAACACCGACAAGATTGACGTGTTGCAGGATGACCCGAAGGACGTGCTGGCGAACCTCAACCTCATGCACGCCAGCCTCAACGAACTGCGCGAGGCTTATGGCTACGACAAACTGGAGGGCGCGGAGAACCCCGGCGGCATCTACGACAAGCCAATGATTCCCGTCGGCACTTTGTTCGGTGACGATGGCTACGGCATTGACATCAATGAAAACGCAGAGTAAGGAAACGCCATGCGACCGCTGCCCGATGTTCGACCGCCTGCAGCATCCCGCCCTCTTTTGTAGGGCTTGCGTAGCCAGCGGGAGGTATGCCGAAGAGCAGCGAAGGATAGAAGCCTACAATGAACGATGGCAAAGCGTAAGCGCATAACGCCCCTACAACGGGCGCGGCAGTCGGTCAGCAGGGTCAATGCCCTGCAGGCCGTCGCGTCGTATGAGCGGAAGCTGGGAGCCAGGCGCGCTGCATCCGTAAAGGAGGCGCTGCGCTCACTCCAGGAGAGGAACGTGCCGCCCTCCCTATGGGCCGAGGAAGCGGAATACACCGAGCCGTGGATGCGTCCTATGCTGACTGACATCTACCGCACGGACGGGATGCTCTCTGCGACGGAGGTGGCAAACCGTATGCTATCACGCAAGGCGGACACTGCCGACGTGTTCCTCAGAGCCATCTTGGATTGGTGCGCGAATCATCTGGGCGAGCGGATCTCCCTGATGACGGACTCCGTCAACCGGTGGCTGCGCGAGACGCTTGCTCAGATCTACGAAGCGCATTCCGACGAGGGCGTCGAGCAACTGACGAAGCGGCTATACAAGGAGACCGTCGAAAGGTATGACGAGATACGCAGGTGGCAGGTGCGGCGCATCGTGCAGACGGAAGCCATGCACTCGATGAACATCGGGGGCAACGTGGCGGCTGACGCCCTGGGCATCGACTACGAAAAGACATGGAGCATCGCGGGCATCAACACCCGTGAGAGCCACGAGGCGGTGGACGGCATCACCGTCGGCAAGGGCGAACTCTTCTTTGTCGGCGGATGGCCTATGGAGTATCCGATGGATGAGCGGTACGGTGCCCCCGCGTCGGAGGTGATCAACTGTTCATGCACGCTCATATACCTTCCTCGTGACAACGGCCTGACAGAGATATAGAACTACTGACCTGTACACCCTTTATACGCCCCATTTCCTGCGATTTGGGGCGTTTTTCTGTTAAAACCTTATACCAATATCAAAAACGATACTGACGCGGTTTCCGTTTCCGAAATTAGCAACAAACGCAAGCGCAATGGAAACGAAAATCGAACACAAATCGTGTGTCTGCCCTGAGATCAAGGTCGAGCAGAAAGACACGAACCTCTATATCGAGGGGTACGGCGCTTACTTCGGCAACGTGGATTCCTATGGCGATGTGATCAAGGCCGGGGCCTTTGCTCCGTTCCTTGCCAGCGAAGACGCGCAGCGCGTGAAGCTCTGCTGGCAGCACAACTTCGACGATGTCATTGGCGTTATCGAGGAGATGCGCGAAGACGATCGCGGGCTGTGGTTCCGCGCCAAGATCAGCAACACCTCCCTCGGCAAAGACGCCGCTACGCTCATCGAAGACGGTGCCCTGAATGAGTTCTCTATCGGCTACGGGACGAAAGCAGCCGAATATCCGAGCGAGGAGGAGACCCGCGCCAGCGGTGTGCAGCGCATCCTCACGGACATATACCTCTACGAAATCTCCCTTGTCAGTCGTGCTGCCAACCCGAAAGCAACGCTGGAAGGGGCAGAACGGAAACAAGAATCTATTAACCAAAATCCAGACGAAGAAATGGAACAAGAACTGAAAAACCAGCTCGACGCGCTGCAGGCAGAGATCAAAGGCCTGCGCGACGAGAAGGCCGCTCTTGAGCAGTCCATCAACGAGAAGACTGACAAGGCGAGCATTGACGAGGTGAAGGCTTCTATTGCCAACCTCGACGAAAGCATCAACAAGCTCTACGCTCAGCTGAACGAGCGCAAGGACGCGAAGGAGAGCATCTCCGAAGCCATCTGCAAGACCATCGAATCCGATGAGTTCAAGAACGCCGTGGCCGACGTGGTTGACGGCAAGCGCGTGAGCGCCAAGATGGAGGTCAAGGTCTCCACCGCCGACATGACCGGCTCGATTCTCCGCACGATGGGTGACACCGAGGTCAACGCCGACGCTCAGGGACGCCTCGTGTTTCTCGGCAACATCCGCCGCAAGGACGTGCCGCAGGACAAGAGTGTGATCCTCTGGCTTGAAGGCAGCTTCACCGACAACACCAACTATGTGGGCGAAGGTTCCGCCGTCGGTTCCGCCGACGCAGCCTCCGTGGCCGAGCACACCCGTGGTCTCGCCAAGATTGCCGCGAAACTCCCGTTCACCCGCGAAGTCTCCACCGACCTGAGCTACTTCCTGAACTGGGCCCGTGCCGAGGCTATCAAGTCCATCCAGAACAAGGTTGACACCGAGATCCTCTCCGGCTCCGGCGCTGACACCAACTCTTCCACGAAGAAACTGATCTACGGTATCATCGGCCAGGGCTCGACCGCTTTCAGCGCCTCGACCGCCGGTGTGGCCAACGCTATCCCCAACGCGAACTTCTGGAACCTGATCGACGCCTGCGACGCCCAGGTGAGCAAATCCACCAACGACGCTTACTTCGCCGACACGATCTACATCAACCCTTCGGACTTCGCCAAGTACAAGAACATGGTGGACGCCAACGGACGCCTGCTGTTTGAGTACACCAACGGCGGTATCTACACGTTCCTGGGCAAGAAGGTCGTGCGGACGAACAAGATGACCGCTGGCACCCTGCTCGTGGCCGACAGCACCGTCTTCGACCTCTACGAGAAACTCGGTTTCGAAATCGAGATCGAGCGCGTGGCCAGCACCGACAGCTATGTCATGTACCTGCGTTGGCGCGGCCAGCTGGTTGTCCCGGCTTCGAAGAAGAAGGCCGTCATCTACGTCAGCAACATCGGCACCGCCATCGCGGCTATCACCGCGGGCAGCGGCAGCGGCTCCGGCCAGTAGTCTATGGCAGCACGGAAGAAATCGGAGGCAAAGGCAGTCGTACCGCAACGTGAGAACAAAGCGGTACGACCGACCTACGCCAACAAGAAGGCTCCCGGCTACCTGCGCGTCCGCGTAGTCAAGGCCCACGACGGGATTGAGGCAGGCGCGGTGTTCAGCAAGCCGGAACGGGTCGCAAAAGAAATGATTAACCTCGGTTATTGGGAAGCGGTATGACCTACTTGGAGATAGGCGAAAACAATCAGTTCCAGATTGACGGATTCAAGCGTTACGCACGCATCACTGACACCGTCAACGATGACGAGATACGCGGTTTCGTCCGCTCTGCCGTCATGACGGTCCAGGAGATCGCGGACGTGGCCCTCGTGCCGTGCAAGATAGCCATCGAGGGTGAGGGACGGTGCCTGCAGCTATGGCAGCCCATCGTCTCTACCATCGACTCGGTGGAGAACCTTGCGACGGGCGATGACGTGAAGGCGGACTGCCTGGTGCTCGGTCGCGTGATCACGATGCCGTACAGCGGAAGCTGGCGTATCGTCTACAACACGCAGCCCAACGGCATCAAGGCCGACGAACTGCGTCCCTATGTCTGGAAGATTGCCGCCGCCCTCTATGACGGCGATACCGAGGAAGAAGCCAAAGCCAAAGCAAGCATCCCCGCAAGCTATGTTGTTCACTAAGCACGACATCCGTCCCCGTGGGCTCTCAGAGACCGTGACGCTGGTACGCAGGTACTCCGTCACGGACGATCACGGTATGCAGGCGTTCACGTCTGGCGAAGCCGTGTGTGAGGTGCCCGCCCAGGTGACCATGTTGTCGGGCTATGCCAAGATGCAGTTCTACGAGAGTCTTGAGATCGAGGCATACGACGTCGTTATCCGATACGTGTGCAACAAGTTCGAAGAGATCATGTGGAACGGCTCTCGGCTTATCGTGGACAGTGTTGAGGACGAGGGAATGCGGCACCGCTGGCTCCGTATCCGATGCAGCAGGAGGGACGAGCGATGACCGACGGGATGTACATCGACCCTGCGAGCCTGCGTAACCTGCACGTTAACTTCCGAGCGTTTCAAGCGGAGGTACTGCAAAACGCCGTGGAAGGGCTCAAGGCTTTCGGAATGCGCATTATCGCCCAGGCGAAGGCCAACCTCAAGAGCAACGACAGTATCGCGTCCGGCCTGCTGCGCAACAGCGGACGGACCGTGGTACAGCCCGACAACACGGTGGACGCCGGTTTCTATTCCCGTTATGCTCAGTTCGTGGAGTATGGACGTCTCCCAGGCAAGATGCCTCCCGTGGATAGCATCGAGCAGTGGGTTCGACGGAAGGGAAGGAAGAAGAACGCGGCGCTGAAATCTGCGTCGGTGTTTACCGGCAAGAGCGAGGCGCAACTCGCACGGAGCGCGGCCTGGGCCATCGCGAAGGACATCGCAAGGAGGGGCACGAAGCCCCATCCTTTCCTGAAGCCCGCGTATGAGCAATACCGCATCCGTATCGGGCAGTTCATGCAGGGGCAGATAAACGCCTGCTGCGACAAGTACAAAAAGAAATGACTATGGCAACGAAATCAGCGGCGGCTGCACTACGCAAGGCTCTATCGGCGAAACTCAAGGCCATCGGTCACCCGCTCACCAGCGGCGTGAACGCCCGACCCAGCGTCCAGCTTGGCGACGTAACGGAAAGCGACGTCATCGACAAGGGAGACGATGTGCGTGAACTCGGCTTTACGATTGACGTGATCAGTGACCGCGACTACATGGAAGCGGCCACAATAGCCGAGGCTATCGAAGATGCCCTTATCGGATGCTACACCGTTACGCCGGAAGGCTGGACCGTCCTGGAGATCTACCGCGAGCTCGGCAGCGAGATCCACGCGGTCGAAGAGGGAGACCTGCACACCATAACGCGGCGGACGCAGTACCGTGCAAACGTAAGCAAAAAATAACCTAAAAACGATAAAACAATGGCAGTAAAAAGCGGAAACAAGCGGCGCGTGTACCTGTCGACCAGCGGCAGCACGCCGACCAACACTTGGATTGCCGGTGAGCAGTCCAACAGCGTCAACTATACGAACAACGCCATCGACGCCTCCGACAAGAGCACCGAGTGGGATCAGTTCATCTCCGGCAACAAGAATTGGACGGCTTCGGCTACGTTCAACCTTGACAACAGCGCCTCGCAGCAGCAGAAGACGCTCCTGCAGTCGCTGGTCAACGGCGCGTCGGTCATGATCTTCATCGGCGAGCTCGGAAGCGGCAGCGCGATTGTCGAAGGCATGGCGGGCACGGCCATCGTGTCGGCTATCAGCGAGACGGCAGAGCGCAACGGCATCATCACCCGTGAGGTTACCTTCACCGGTAGCGGCGCACCCACGTTAACCTATCCGGCCTAACGATGGTAAACCCACGCCAGACGATCAAGATGCAGGGGGTGGAGGTAGCGTTACTTATCACCCCCTCTCTTTACAAGAGGTCGCTGACTGACGGCCTCGACCTTACGCTGCATGACCCAGAAGACGCAGCGGAGGTGTGGCAGGTGTACGTCAAGCACGTTTACCTTGCCTATCGCAACGCCATCGACGTGGCGGCATACGACGGCCATAGCGGGCCGAACAAGGTCTTTGAACTGATAGACTTCGAAGAGTGGGCTGCAGGCGAAGGG